CTCACCACAGGGGTTGGTTGCTGCAATTGTTTCACAGTAGTGCAAGTTGTTCTTTTGGTTAATCCTGTCGATGAACAAGATGCCCGGTTCAGCCCAATCCCAAGTAGAGCGCAAGATGTCATCCCACAGTGCCACAGCGCTAACGGTCTTGTATGTTTCACCCTCGAAAACCAAGTCAAATGACGTGTCGTTCTTTACTGCTTCCATGAAGGCGTCAGTCACCGCGACAGACATATTGAACCCAGTTAGCTGGTCACTGTTGTTCTTAGCCCTGATGAACTCCTCGATGTCTGGGTGGTCAACTCTAAGGACGCCCATCTGTGCGCCCCGGCGATGCCCAGCGCTGGCAATAGTTTTACACACAGCGTCAAAGATGCCCATGAAACTCATCGGACCCGAAGATTTACTATCTAGGCTGCGGATAAGAGCGCCTCGCGGCCGCAGTGTGCTAAAGTCATAGCCGATGCCGCCACCAAGCTGCATAGTTCGGGCCGCATTAGTAGCCGCTTCCATGATACCCCCCATGCTATCGTCAATAGTAATGCTAACGAAGCAATTGTAAGGCGTTACAGTTCTTGGTGCGCCCATAGCTGACTGCACACGACCCGCTGGTAGGAAGCGCATATTAAGCAAGATGTGGCGGAAGTATTCGTAATGCTCTTCGTTATCTTTTAGTGCTTCAGCAACTCTAGTCATCGCTTGCTCAAAGCTTTCTCCCTCAGAGCGATATTTCATCGCGTGTATCTCTTCCGAAATACCAATTGTTGGGCCATAGTGGCCAATACTGTTACTATTCTTCATAAATCTCTTCCTTCAAGACTATTAATTCTCATCTCGCAATAGCGCTGGGCTTTGCGTAGATCAGTTATTTCGGATTGCACGTTGGTTTGATTGTCGTATGTTTTGGCCCCTGCGCGGGACACATACTTAATGATGTTGCCTCGCCAGAACTCCATGCTATTGCCCATGATGAATGTGATGGGTTCGATGTGCCATTTGGTGTAATGGTGTGGCTTTGTCACAATGTCATCCGCCATGTAAAATCTCCTGTAGAATTACACGGTTCTCAGGGGTCGTCTTGTAGATGAACTTTCCATTGTCTAATCGCTTATGGAGCGTGAGGCCCCGTCCAGCGAGAAGCTTCTTTATGACATTGTAGACAGTGTTGTAGTTGAACGAGCGGCTAATCTCACCGCTGGTAATGATGTGGTCCTCTGGCTGGTCCAGTATCCACTTAATGATGCCCATCGCCGGGACTGTTCGGTTTGGAAACGCCGTACTATTGAGCCTGCAATCTAAATAAGCCCTGTCGATTGTCATTTCCTCACGCAGCATCTGACGGCCTAACTCAGTTTCCTGTGCTGGCGTCAGACTTTTACATTTAAATGCGTTTGATAAGTTCATCGGCTTGGCTCCCAAAGAATAGGCTCTCTGGCGGTATCGTCCCAATCAGTACAGCGAAGTATTCTCGCCAACCGAGCCTGACCTAGCGCATACGCTTCGTCCAAGCCTTCCTTGGCGTAGGCAGCCACAACGGCCTGCCAGCTTGGGCGTGTGCCTAGTATCTTGATGGCTGTCTTTGGGCCGACTTTTGGTACACCTGAGTAGCCATCTACAGTATCACCTGTTAGGCATTGAGTAAGAAAGAAACGGTCAGCATCTGGGATAGTTACGTCTAAACGCTCCTTGCTTTGTGGCCTATAAAGCTTGCAAGGCACTGATTTCATGTCTTTATCGTCTGAGACTATAATTGCCTTAGTACCTGGAATACTTCCCATGATACCCATAACATCATCTGCCTCTAACGCATCAACACGAACGCTGTCGTACTTATCAATGGCCCACTCAACCAAAGCCTTATATCCGATTGGTTTTCGGGTCTTAGCGCGGTTGGCCTTGTAGGTCGGCTCCACCCCACGGCGGAAGTTTTCATAGCCGCTGAATGTCACGACAACACGGGCACACTCTAGTTCTTCTTTAAAGCCATCCACCATGTTGATGAAGATTTCTTTGGCTTGCTTCAGATCAGTATTAAGGCTCCAAATGTCGTCACCCCAATCTTTCTCAAACTCAGCACTCGAAGCTGCGCGGTACATATACAAATCGCCATCAAGCAGAATTGTTGGGGTCGTGAAGGATTTTCTCAAGAACATCGTCTACCTCTTTCTTTACTTCCATGCCGACCTCTGTGATGAGCCACTTTCGGCCCCAAGAGTCGGTCTCAACTTTATTGGTTATGAAGCCTTCGGACGCACAAATGGCGACATGAAGAGCGCCTTCGCGTGCGAAGTCTGACTTAACGGTGAATGGACTACGCCACGCTCGATCAAGAGTTATGTAGAGAGCCACGAGGTTCTCCAAGTACTCATCAATGATCGGGCTAGTGCGTTTCAGCCCAAGTTCTTCCCACGGAATATTCGCTATTTGTGGGGATCTTAATGCCGAGAGCGCGGCCTGCTTCTTCCGCCATTCGGATAGATATATGACCGACATTGTTGGCTATCTCCTCGGTTCTACAGGCGACTTGGATTTCATCGTGTATCCACCCTAAAATGAACGCATCGTTGTCGCCGTGTTTCTGTTTGATTGCATCGTAAGTAAGCTGCACCCACTTGGCCGATATTATGGCCCCGCATGATTGCAGTAGCTGCGACAGGCTCCGATGCTCGGAACGAATAGTCAGCTTTCGGCCGTCAATTGCTATGATGTACCCACGCTTAAACGCTTGCTTTAGGTTTGCCTTAAGTGTTGCGAATGCAGGCACAGCCGCGTCAAAGTCAGCTTTAAGCTTCTTACCGAGCGCTGGGCTACCGCCTGCAACTGCCCCGACCAGACGATCACCTCCCCCGTAAGTCATTGAATAAATTAAGGTTTTGGCGGTATTACGATCAGTCTTAAAAGCTTCAGCATTGTAGCTGTGTATATCGCCTTCGAGGATTTGCTTTGCGTACTCGCCCCTGTCGTATGGGAAAAGGTAGTGCGAAAGGCACCTCAGTTCGATCCCAGATAAATCGGAGCCTGTAACAAACCAACCTTCGGGAGCCGTGAACAACTCACGACACTCTTGGCCATATGGATTACCTACTCGCGGCACTTGTTGAAGGTTTGGCGCAACGCTAGATGCCCGACTTGACACAGTGTTGTTTGGTATCAGCCTGTGGCGCAGTTTACCGTCACTTGAGACTTTCTTAAGCCACGCCGCATTGCCTTCAGCTAACTGCCCGATGCGTTTCTGCACAGTGAAGAACTCAGCTAAACGCTTGGCCTCTGGATACGAAAGCTTGCCGAGGATTGTCTCATCGATCTTAGCCGCACCCGATGCAGTCCACTCCTTCGGCTTCCATTGGTACTTATCAACTAAGCACTTATGGATGTGTGGCCGCGAAGCTGGGTTAAAGTACACAAGCTTTTCCTTGACGAATAACTCGCCAGCTTTATAGCCGAGGGTCTTGTTGTCCCGCTTCGGGTAAAAGTCCTCGGCTACGATCCACGGCTCGAAAAGCTCTTTCAAGTCTTCTTCGATGCTGTGGCGCTTTTGGGCCAATACAGCGTACAGGGCTGTTGCTTTCTTTTCGTCAAACGTCCAGCCGTTACTGCCAATCTCATCGCAAATCCAAGCCATCCTATGCTCATGCTCAATAGCATCTGGATGTGGCTTCTGCTTCATGAAGTGCTTGTATAAAGTAGCTGTAGTAGACGTATCTTGAACGCAATAGGTCATCATGACTTCTGAGAAGGCTTCCCATCCGCCGTCATAGTCGTCTTTGAAATTACCGAGGCGCAGCCCCCAAGCTTTCAGACTGTGGCTGCCCCACAGCCGCTTAGGGAACTTCTCTTGTGTAAAGTTCCGCTCGGCGTCATCGTTGAACAGGTCGCCACGTACTAAGCGCGACAGTATCAGCGTGTCAGTTACCTTAGCTGATGTGGACCACTCTGGGTAAACTATCTGTAAAGCAGGGATGTCATATCCAATGATGTTGTGTCCGATGATTTCATCAGCACCGGAAAGTAAGTCGAGGGCGCTCTGAATGTCATCTGGTCCAAACTGTCGGACTTCACCAGTATCAATGTTTCTACACACAATGCACCACACAGTGTGAATGGTATCCAGAAGGCCGTTGCTCTCAAGATCCCATACCCAGCGGCCACCCGTCACCTTTTATCTCCGGAGCCGCCGAGCTTCCCGCGCAGCTTACGATCTTCAAGCTTCCACAGGTTCATTATTGCTACGTCATTAAGGCTGTAACCAATGTCGCGGGCAAGGGCAGCCGCGTACCAAAGGACATCCCCCAGTTCACTGGCGATATTCTCGCGCTGGGCTGCTGTGAAGTTGTTGTTCCCATCAAATCGCACATGGTCATCGCGCATGAGTTTCTTAATCACACCGAGTACTTCGCCAGCTTCACTGGCCAATCCC